AGACTCTGTGTATTTGCCTTTCATGAAGGAAGGTTTTTTATCCATTGCGTGTTTAGGCATTACATACCTTTTTTACGGACCATTGAAGATTTCTTCATTGGTGTTCTTGTTGTAGCTTTTTTAGCAAATGCTTTGTTAGCAGCTTTTAATGTTTTCTTACCGTGTTTGTTTTTTGGTTGCATACAACCACAAGTAGCACACATTATTTCTTCTTTTTCCCACGTAATGCGGCAAAGTCAGAACCTTCTAGCTTGCCGTCTTTGTCTACATCTAATTTCTTTTGCTTAGCTGACATGCTTTTTGAAGCAGTCTTTTTATCAGCCTTTTTAGCAGCTTTTTTCTTAGGACCTTTACCAAATCCTGGTTGGCCTTTTTTCTTACCACAACCACATATTGCACACATTATTTCTTCTTCTTCCTAGCGGCTGCCATATTATCAATCAAATTTGGATATGGACGGCCTGCTGCTTTTGCTCGGGCCTTAGCAGATGCTTTCCGCTTTGGCGATAGTTTTTTATCCTTGCCGCTTGGGTCTTTTTTTTCCCAAACAGGTTTATTTGCTTTTGGCATTTATACCCTTAGCCTTGCTTCTAATTGATGCTATTGGTTTTCTTATTATAGCGCCTTTTCTTCTTCTAGGAGTTGCGCCAGTAGACCTTTTGATTTGTTCTAAGTTAGTCTCAATGTTTTCTTTAGAGTTCTTACCAGCTGAAACTACAGTTTTTTTAGATTTATATTTTTTCATTAACTAACAACCTTAGAGAATAGAACAGCAACAGCATTAGCCGAAGTGCCAGCAACAGAATAAGCATAAAGTGAATCCCCTGCGTTTAACCAAATGTCAAGTGCGCCAGATGCAGAAATTCTAGCTCCCTTGTCAGCGCCAGTGTTACTTAGGCTTGAGTCACCTACAAATATAGCGGCACTATCCGTGTTAGATACATGAACGCAAGTAAGCGGATTTCCTGCAGGAATTGTTGCAATTACTGTAGCTGTCGCAGACGCTAAAGTTACTGAATTATGTGTTAATGCCATTATTTATTTCCTTTTCTACGCTAGTGCTAGTGTTGTTACGGTTCCGGAAGAACCTCTGTACTTTAGAACTCCGCTTTCAACAAATAAAATTCCTCCAGCAATACTTGCAACTGGAGCAGTGCTATTAAGTATACTTAATTGATTACTGCTTAATACGTTTGTACCTTGTGAACCTGTTGAACCTTGCGTACCAAGTAATCCTTGAGTACCAACTAAACCTTGTAAACCTGTAGTTCCTTGGATACCTTGAGCGCCTGTTGTTCCTTGTAAACCAATTGTTCCTTGAGCGCCTTGGCTTCCAAGTGTTCCCTGTGTACCTTGGTTACCTAAACCTTGCGAACCAGTTGTGCCTTGAAATCCTTGTATGCCTTGAATACCTCGTGTACCTTGTACACCTTGTGTACCAGTTGTACCTTGAAATCCTTGAAAACCTCTTGCACTTTGAATACCTTGTGTTCCTTGGCGACCTTGCACACCTTGCACACCTTGCATGGTTGCATTAGAACCTTGGTTACCTTGCGTTCCTTGCACGCCTTGGTTTCCTTGAATACCAGTTGTGCCTTGGTTACCTTGGATGCCACGTTGTCCTTGTAATCCTTGTATGCCTTGTACGCCACGATTACCTTGAATACCTAAAGTTCCTTGTGCTCCTTGCGCACCATGATTACCTTGCACACCTTGTGTACCCTGTGATTGATTAAATCCACCACCTTGCAAACCTTGTGTACCTTGTCGTCCTTGTACACCTTGTGTACCTTGTCTACCTTGGATTCCTTGTGTACCAAGTTTTGCATCTAAATAATCTAAAGCTGTGTTAAGAGTTGTACCCCAACCCGAAGCACCAACAACTGGTTTAACAACTGGCACTATGCATCTCCATACGTATCGTCGTTGTAAGCTCCCGCATCGTAACCTTCATTAGGTGATGCGTAAGCCAAAAATTGAGTATCGTTAACTGCTTCTTCAGGCATGATTTGAATACAATCAACCACGACTAATGTAAAACGGTCTGCAACAATACCTTTTTGCTGTACTTTAAATGGTCTGTAAACTTGTCCTTGCCATATAATTCTACCTCTATTTTGCACATCAGGATTACCAAGAACACCTGGTGCAATAGTATTTAAATCTTCTCCGTGCAATGTTAAGTGTAAGTAGTCTCCGCCGTAGAAGCCTCGCTCTGAATTAGGTACTGGACCTTGAGTAATAACGGCTCTTAATACAGGAAGAACGTACGGACCTTTCCAATAACGTCCTACACCTGGGTCTGTTCCTGCAGTGTCGTAAATAGGGTCTACAGTCGATGATGCGGGGTCGTAGACATACCAAAGTGCTTGTGTACCTGTAGGACGTTGGTAGTCTTCATTAAAGCCAATAAGGATACTATCGGTCTCAAAATCGGCATCAAAACGGCCGCCTGGTTTATGTGCACGCATTAGTCTAGTTTATCTTTTAAATGCGCTCTATCTAACCCAAATCATCCCAACATCTGCAGTAGGTCTAAGCCCTGCTTTTTTCCACTCTTGCTTTTCCCATTGGTCTTTATGGCTTTCATGCCATTGTCTAACGTTGTTATTTGTCTGTAAAGCAAACCATTCTTCTGGCTCATCTAAATGATGTTCTATGTACTGTGGTGCATATTCTGTATAACCAAGCCTGGCTAGGTAATCTAGTTGTTGTTCATGTTCTTCTAAAGTCTCTAATGTCCATTCAAAACAAATCTTTCCGTATTTACGAGTCATGCCAGCAAACACTGACCATTCCCCACCTTCTACGTCTATCTTTATTAAATCAGGTTCTCCATAAGTTTCAACTAATCTATCTAATGTAACTGTAGATACTTTTATAGTTCTAAACTCTTTACCAGCGTACGGTAGCTCTGGACTAGTCAACCAGTCTTTATTAAGAGTAGAAAGTCCATCTTCTACGCATTCATAAAATTCAACAAGGTCGTCATTAGAATTAGACACAGCAAACCTAAGCGGGGTTACTAATGGGTGATAAATAAATTGTTTAACTAGTTCTGCGTACACTCTAGGAGCAGGTTCTAAAGCAATTACTTTGTATCCTTTTTTTAATCCAGATACAGTAGCGTCTCCTTTATTAGCCCCAATATCAAACAGTAACATTAATCCTCGCTAAATTATTTTGAACTGACGCTTTATAATCAGTATCTATATCCATAGCGTCTAGTTGTTTAAATATCTCTGCTGATTCATCTTTGCGGCCAATCCACCAAGCAGATACTGCCTTCTCAAATAATAAAACGTATTCTCCGTTGTAACCAACATCAATTGGTAGTGGTTCCATCTCTAGTTTAGAAAATGTCAATCCTAATTGAGCAAAGGTATAACACTCTTGCCATTCACTAATTCTTTCGTGAAATCTAGACAAAAAGAAATAACCTTCTGGTCTAGTTGGTATATGAGATATGGCTTGAAGAATGCAGTTACTTACTGTGTGGGCTCTATCAGTTTGGTCATCAAAACATACTGACATCTTTAATAAAGAACTATATGCAAGTAATGGATGTGACTCATAGCCATACTCAGCAGTTCTTAGATAAAAAGATACAGCAGATGCTGTTTGATTTAGTTCTTCATATTTTTTAGCAATATCAAAATTAAGAGCGGGGTTATACATATCATGAGAAGCGGCTTGGATTAATTCCTCAATTGAACTCATATGTCAACGCCTCCAAAATCATGTCTTCTATAACTGCTTTAGGGGTTCTTAAAACAAACGCAGCGTTATCTTGGAATCCAAAGCTAATTAAGACATCGCCTTGAAATTCTGCCATACCTACGCAGAACTCTACGCGGCCATCAAGAAATGTGAACTTGTTAGGAGATAACCCTACCAGATTTAGTTGGTCATCCCAAACTGCCAACCTATGAAAGTATAGACCATCTTTTTGTTGTAGATAGTTTTTAAACAATATAACTTCATGATGTATTGATATATACATATTTCCCCAACGTATTAACTGAGAGCTACCACGTTGGTCTGATGGGGGAGTTAAATTCTGTCTAAAAGATACTTGGTCACATTTAGATTCTGTTGGGTCAGCTTTAACTACTTCTACTGGAGAGCACCATTTAATAAAATGATAAGGTTTATCTAATATAGGAACCCAGTTCTTCTCACAGTAAGAGTTATTAAGACCAGGTGTAGGGATTCTTAATCTTGAAACTTCTTTAACATTCCAATTTTCTTTATCTATTTCAATTTTAGATAGTTCCATACGACCCTCGCCGTTTGTCGTAGTATCTCTTCTAACTCCTATTATGTAGTAGTCGCCATCCCATTGAACAAGCCTGCAATCTTCTTCTCCAACAAACTCCCAAATAGGCGTTGAGTCTAATAAAGAAGTGTCTACTTTTGCGTAGTTAATCATATTTAAGTTTTCATCAAGACGACATAGGTAGTTAGTGGTTACTAGTCTTAAATCTTTTTCTGGGTGCAAATAAGAAAGCGGTCCCCACCTAGAAGGAAATAGTTGTTTATTTTCAGCGTGATAAAGAGTGTAATTAACGTGCCTTAAATTAACTAGTATGTCCCCATCATTATCAATAAAGATAGACGGGTTCATTAAACCTGTGCCGGATGTAAGGCCTTTAGATATAACTAACGGGGCTAATTTGCCACCATACTTTACGGCTCTTTGTACAAGGTTCATAAAACAAGTCTACCCCACCAGTTTCCTGATGGGGTAGCGCTCGGGTTATTGAAGGGTTATGCTTGTGCCTCTGTCCAGGTTAAGCGTCCTATTACCTGTTGGGCAGTTGTTGAAACGTTAGTTACAACGATTGTTAAAGTATCAGGACCGTCTGGGTACACACCGTTATTTACATAAGGTCCGCCACCGCCAAGGATTGAGTTTCCTAAGTCACGAACATCTGACAAATTAAGTGTAGTTGTTGCGTTTGTTAAGAATCCTCCTGTTACTTCACCACCTT